CTGCTACGCATCAAAGCACCCCGTAACGACGAGATTCAGTTCTACAAAGTCCGTGACCTGATTTACTTGCTGCGAGACAAGGGCGTAAACATCAAGTGGGTAACCTTCGATAGCTTTCAGAGCGTAGACAGTATTCAGATACTTCGTACCCAGGGCTTCATCAGCGGCAAGACCTCGATGGACACCAGCGATGACCCCTACAACTACGTGAAGGGCGCACTCTATGACGGCCGCCTCCAGTGCCCCAAGCATGGATGGGCGCTACGAGAACTCCTATCGCTAGAGCAAGACGCCAAGACGGGAAAGATAGACCACCCACCTACAGGTACGAAAGACGTTGCAGACGCAATGGCTGGTGTCGTATGGGGCCTTACCAACCGTCGAGAAATCTGGAGTGAGTTCAAAGTCCCGATAAGTTCCGCCCGAGTGCCTGAGCGCAACCTGCAAAGGCAAGTCGTCAATTCCCCGCTAGAAAACATAAGGTAACCATGACCCAAACCAAACCACCCAAAGATTTGAAGTTGCAGGTACGTTTCGTCCCAGCAGATACTTTGAAACCCTACTACCGCAATACGAAGCAGCATTCGCCAGAGCAGCTCAAGAAGATGAGCAAGCTCCTGGACCGCTTCTATTTCGATCAGCCCATCGTAGTCACCCCCGATTTCGTAATCATCAAAGGGCACGGGCGCTACTTAGCCAGCCTATTGACCGGCAAGAAGCGGCTAGTACCTATCGTAGTTCGTAGCGATCTGACACCTGCCCAGGTAAAGGCAGCCCGCATCAGCGACAACAAGCTGTTTGAGCTGGGGGAGGCAATCCCCGAGTTGATTCAATCCGAGATGGTGGACTTCGTTACGTCAGGAGGCGAGGGCGCACATGATGTGTTCGACTTCATTTCTCCCGGCCTGGCATCTACAACCGCAACGGAAGCTGAGCCTGCAGCACCGAAAGCAGCCGAGCCAACACCCGTAGCCACAAAGGCCAAGACCCTGGACGACTTTCCTGACTTCGTGCCAGAAGGAACACCCGTCCCAGCTCCGAAAGCTGTGAAAGACAAGACACCTGCCGTTAAGACCACCAGCTCCGTAGGCAACGAACTGCGCTGCCCCAATTGCAACATGATCCACGAGGCCTAACCATGAAGATCAAACTACTCGAAACCAGCTTACTCAAGCCCTACGACAAGAACCCTCGGAAACACCCCGAGGAGCAGATCGTGGCACTGGCCGCAGCCATCAAGGAATTCGGCTTTGACCAACCCATCGTCGTAGGCCCTGACTACGTGATCATCAAAGGCCACGGACGCTTACTGGCCGCCCAACGATTGGGTCTTGAGAAAGTACCTGTAGTGGTACGCGCCATCTCGGAGAACGACGCCAAGTTCCTCCGTGCTGCCGACAACGAGGTTGTTTCTGGGGACTGGGATTACCACGCCCTCAAGCTAGAGATGGCTGACCTGACGCTGGAAGGCTTTGATCTCTCAACTACTGGCTTTGACACCCCGGGGGTTGCAGAAGTTCAGGGCATGATAGAAGAAGCCCCAGCTCCGAAAGCCTCCGCCGCCGTTGCAATCGCATCCCCTCAACATACCTGCGCCCACTGTGGCTACAAATTCTGATGTCTATCCCACGCACAGGGCTTGCTGTACCCGACAACACAGCGTTCATTGAACTGGGTGTCTCTGGCTTCAAAGGTGAAGACCGTCCCTTCCGCGAAGTAGTCTTGAACAAGATAAACGCGGTGGAGGATGTTTCCGGCATCATCGTCGTGGACATCCCTTACAAGGCATACGTCCAGTCCGCACCAGGCGTGGGCTTCCACCTGGCTGTACGCGAGGCATTGAACAAGAAGTTCAAGCATGTGTCCTCGCTACAAGTGGATTGCCAGTACTGGGGTTGCCCGCTTGAGTACAAGCGACTCTTCGTTGTGGGAAGCAGCACTGAGATTTTCCCATTACCAAAGCAGCCGCTGGCCACCGTAAGCGCATGGGATGAGACCATTCTGTTCCATAGTGTTTCCGGCATTCCATTGGCAAAGGTGACCCCTGGCTTACTAAGTGTGACCAATGGCGTTATTCAAAGCCACCTCGGACCATTCGGAGGCCCTGAGCAATACGCTCAGAACAAGCCTATCGTTGCCCGTAGGGATGGCAACTCCTATGCAGCGGGGTCATTGATGCCCAAGGAATGGCGCAACCTGTATGGCGTGGAAGAGTCTGCGGTGCCCCCTAACTGGGAAGCCCTCACCCCCACGTCGGTAGTGAACGCTGTACTCAAGCATTTGTCTACCGTCGTACTGCAATCAATTGCATAAATATGCAAAATAATGCTTGACAAACTAAACGGGTAGTGCGATACTAGGGGCTTAGAAACACCGAAGGAGTCGGAAAATGCCCCTAGAAGCCCTCCCTATAGCCTCAGAATTGGTAGCCTACGCAAACGAGCAGATCGAGAAGATGGACGCACTCGGAGAGGACGTGTCCACCGAAGACTTCCTCTGGTTCAACATCGTTGAGTTGACCTTCGAGGAGATTGCCAAGGCCGTTGAAGGTGCCTCCAACCTCGAGCAGGCCAAAGCCCTGATCAAGCCCACGTTGCGGGACCTCTACAACTGGCACAACTAAACGTATGGCAAGCAGCACCTACCAGGGGTTAGGGCTGTCGGGCAAGTACCGCAGCTCCAACTTCACACCTAAGAACGTAGCAGCCACGGCATGCACACCTACCTACACGCCGCGGGATACAACGCACTACCCGTCTCGAGTGACACCTGGCGGGGACACGACCGTGCGGCCTAACAACAACTACACCGGCAGCGCCCTGCTAGGAATCGGCACCATGCACAAGTCCAACGCCGTCCCTGTCTTCTCCAAGGAAGACGCCGTGGCAATACGAGAAATGAAGGCAGGCGGATGAAGACCGTAGTGAGCGTCAGCAAGCGTACTGACATCCCGAACTGGTACAGCAACTGGTTCATGGATCGTCTGCGGGCGGGTACCGTGACCTACAAGAACCCTATGGGGCCACAAGTAGTGACCGTGAGCCTGAAGCCCGAGGACGTGTCTGCATTCGCGTTCTGGACGAAGGACTTTGGGCCAATGATGAAACACCTGCAGGAGCTGCGAGAGACAAGCATCCCGTTCTACGTCTTGTTCACCCTCAATGACTACCCGACTGAGTATGAACTGAAGGTACGACCGATTGAGAGCCGCATAGCCACCTTCCAGGAACTGGCATCCGCAGGAGTCGAGGTGCATTGGCGCTACGACCCAATCATCATCAGCCCGGCCACCCCCGTTGAATTCCACGGGGCCAAGTTTGCTGAGCTGGTATCAAAGTTAGAAGGATTTACCAAGACATGCCGCATCAGCTTCTTGGACATGTACGCCAAGACCACCAGGAACATGGGCCGCCTGGCTGCCGAGTGGCATCCGACAACCGCGTCTTCGAATCAGTGCAACACCATGACCACTACGTTGGCGGGAATTGCTAAATGCCACGGCATAGAGCTTCAGACCTGCGCTGAATCTGGGATACCCGCAGAAGTAGCGTGCCAGGGTGCGTGCATCGACCCGAAAGTCATCCAACGACTCGTACCAGGCACAAAGACCCTGAAAGGAACAGGTCGTGACGGCTGCAATTGCGTGCAGCACAGGGACATTGGGGCATACGACACCTGCCCCACAGGATGCAGCTACTGCTACGCCGTAAACACCCGTGAGCAGGCTGTGCGCTTCATCAAGACAAACCGCAATACCTCTAGAACCTCACTCGTACCGTTACATGGCTGATACCCGAACCCTCCACACGTATGACCTCATCCCGTTCATCAAGTTCTGCACGGACAACGGTTGGAAGTCCTACCACCGCAATCCCAACAAGCCGGAGCAGATACTGAGGATGCGCCACCCAGACTTCCATCACCCTCTGATCGTCCATGTGCGCGAGCAGGACGGAGGTTGGTGCATGACGTGGGGGCTGAGCCTGGAAATGGCACGTAAGTTCATAGAGTCTGGAGGGGCCTCCATTCCTGCAATCAATTGCAAAAAGAGTAAAGAAAGTCAAAGAAATCACTTGACAAATTTCTCCAATAGCGCGATAATAGAACCCATAGAAACAAGACGCGAAGGAGTCGCAAATGTCCACTAAATCTACCTGGTCCTACGAACAAACAGCCGAAGCAGTGATGGCTCATGCCGCTGCCAACTACAACAAAGGTTGGGATGTGATTGTTGAGTGCCTGTCCCACAAAGACATCGTTGCCGAAATCAAACCCCGCAAGATTTGGAGCGCCGGTGGTGCGATCCGTTTCTTTGCTCGTGAAGTGGCTATCCGCCAAGAAGCCCTGCCCAACTGCAAGTTCGAATAAGTCATGACCACAGAAATTAAAACCATTCCCCGCCCTCTGCCTGAGTGCTGGAGCGCTTACACAGAGCCTACAAACTTCGGAGGCTTCTACGCCCGCTGCATCAACCCAGGGTGCAACCGTGCCCTGCTAGGGGAGACGTGGGGCGCTACAGAAGAGATCGCCATGCGGCTTCTGACGTTTTACATGCAAACCAAGTTCTAAGGAGTAGATAATGAAAAAGGGCGACACCATCATCGTGAATGTAGACGGAGACATCCGCAGCGCAACCGTAATCGACATGCTCAAAGACGGCCGTGTCCTGACATCCATCCGTGACTACTATGGGGACTACGTAGAGTTCACACCCAATAATGTATGCTTAGCATCAGAGTACGTAAGGAGCTACTAATGAAACCGCCATCTATGAACCTAGAGCAAATGGAGCATGCGTTAGATCGCATCCGCAGCTCTCCTTGCATGTCGGACGAAAGCCGCCAAGCAGCACAGTACGCCAACGACCTATTGCGGGTATTCCGCCAGTACGCTGACCTGGAGTGGAGCGCATCTGCTGGCTATCTTTACGGGCATGCCCAGGGCATCGCTAATGAGCTTATTGTTCTGCGTGAATACGCAAAGTGCAATCAATTGCAAGAGGCCTAAATGTTCCTAGCAATCATCGGCCGTATCTGCGGTCAGGAAGAGGATACGGTTCTCGTTTATGAGACTCAGGACATGGACGAGGCCGAAAGCAAGTTCAGGAAGCAGTTGCAGCTAAATGCAAGCCTGACTGATGCGGCCATGAAGATCGCTGAGTCCAAGAGCCGCGGTGTCATCATCGTCGCCCGCCTGTGGTCTGACGCAAAGATAGAACGGTTCTTTTGACTCGCAACTACGGGGAAAAACCAATGGCACAGTACCGAATAAGTAAGTCCTACGAGGTAGACCTCATCATAGAAGCATCCAAGGCAGTAGATGCCCTGGAGCTGGCTAAGGAGGCCAAGCTAGTCGTACAGGTAGATGCGGGCTCCACCAAGGTACTGGCAGCAAGCGCTAGAGACACCGGCACCCTGACTACCCATAAGGCGGCAGTGACCCAAGCCCAGGTCAATGAGCGGGCTAGGGCCAAAGCGGAGGAGGCCCAACGCGCCAAGATAAAGGTGGCAGCCCGCAAAGCACGCGAGGCGGAGTTACGAGTAATGCTGGGTGACCGCGGTGGCCACCTCTGACTGCAATCAATTGCAAATAATACTTGGTACCTAAGTAATGAAACCTGGACAAGCGTTCCTGTACGCCCTGCTACAGGCAAAGGCAGCGGGCTTCTACATCCCGAGATCGAGGATGTGTATTTCAAGCATGAGGACTTCAAAGTTGCCCATGCACTGGCATTAGATTTTGGACACTAAGGAGTAGGACATGAAGATAGAAGTATCTGAGTTGAAGGACGCCGCGCTCGATTACTGCGTGGCGAAACTAGAGATAGAAGGAAAGGCCCAAGAGATTACGTTTGGCTACTACGGTGGAGGCGGTGTATGCGTACACGTCCGCCCGACTAACCCGCTACTTGAAGGCCACAAGATGTTGATGGAGCCTTCTTCTAATTGGGCGCAGGGAGGAAGGATCATTGATCGGGAAGGATTGACCATAGCTCCTTCCTCAACTAAAAATGGTGTCATTACCGAGTGGAAGGCAGGGCGCGATTGGCCTATGTCGCACCACCCCTTCTATCTCGGACCCACACCGCTAATAGCGGCTATGCGTTGTTTTGTAGCTTCCCGTATGGGCAATGAAGTTGTACTTCCTGAGGAACTAGCATGACAACAGTAAGCGTGACCACCACCCTTGACGTAGATATTGACTTGGCCGAAATCACTGATGATGAACTCAGAGACGAATGCGCGTCCCGAGGGCTCCATGTCGCATCTGACATTACGGAGGATTTATTCATGGCCCTAAAGATGGGTCGTAAGGAGGCAGTCTATGAAATCTGCCGCGCTTACATGCAGGAACTCAAAGGCGTAGTCCTATGACACCCACGCCATACGGCTGCTGGAACAGGAAGCCTATCATCACGGTAGGGACGACTACCTGTCAGTATTCCCGTAGCGCTATTGGTCAGGCAGACCCACGCTGTGTAGGCTGCCGTGAGCGGCACATAGGCCCAACCCTAGAGCAAGAAACTCCCACGGACGCATGTGCACATCTAAGGTACCGGTGGGACGTTCAATCCATGTCTAACCGCTGTTACGACTGCGGTAAGTTGGCTATGGATATAACAAGGAGCCACCGATGAAAAAACGAAGCAAGTACCGCCCGAAGAGGGTACTTCAGGACCCGGTGAACTGGGTGCTTGGGGGCTTTAAGACTCTGGATTCAGTGAAAGACCAGTACCTGCTGCTCATGATCAAAATCCACGATTCCCTAGCCACCCTGTACAAAGGTAAGGCGGACAGGCCCACTATGGACGTAGTGATTAACGCCTTCAATATGGCGGAGGCACTAGCCCAGGCAGGTGTAGGCCATGAATACTCGCACGACATCCGCCTGGCTCAGGAAATCTTCCTGCGGGTCGCTATACGCGGGGTACAGAACGGTGACGTGTTCGAGGTAGATGAAGGGGAGAAGTACGTACTGCAAATAGCCATAGACGTGCATGACGCCCAGCTCAACAGCTGCACAATCATCGAACTGGAGAAAGCTATCGGGTACGTCAAGAAAGCCGTAGCTGCTAAGAAGGCAAGGTCGGTACTCGCTGCCGTGCGGGAAGCCGAAGCCGTCCGTGAAACATCGCGTGAAACATCCACTACGGCCGCGTAGGAAGCTCTGCAATCAATTGCAAATAAAGTTTGACAAACTGGCTTTAGAGTATTAAAATTAAGGCCTAGAAACAAGGAGTACGCAATGATAGAAACAACGGAACAGACACGGGCCATCAGTACAGCCGTAAAGCCTAAGGTCCCTCTGGTAGAGGTAATCCAGGCCATGCTGGAGATGGCCGAGCAAGGGCTTGCCAGTCAGGCAGAACTTAACCCCGATCCACACGCTTTGCTGTCGGTGTCGGTGTCTGCAAAGTGCAATTGATTGCAATAACCATGACTACCACTACCACAGACCCAAAGTTAGAGCAGCTTGTACGGGTGGATGCTCTGGAGACCCACCTTGAATTGCTGTCTGCAAAAGACCGCGTATTTGCCGAGAGTCTGATCGGCGGCTACCGCAAGTATAAGAAGATTTCGGAAGCTCAGATGGCCTGGGTGTTACGCCTTACCCAAAGAGCGCAGGGGTTTGAAGACCCTTACTGGAAGACGGTGGAGGGATTCCAGGACTTACTCCACTCCATGCAGCAAGAGAAAGCCAAGTCGCCTAGGGCTAAGTACGAGTCAGATTCTGACATCGGCACGGTAGTCTTGAACGTGGCTGGCAATAAGGCCAAGCACCCAGGTACAGTGACCATCACCAACGGGGGTAAGTACGGGGAAGATCAGATTTGGTATGGCTTCGTATCTCTAGAAGGGGTATTGCATCTACGGCCACAGTTAGGGTCGGAGGTTATAACCGTAGTTGGAGAGGTGGTCAGGAGTGCCCAAGCCGTTCTGTGCCAGTAGTCGTAGGGCTATTACACGAAAATCCTCGGTAAGTTAGTCGTTCGACTAAATACTCCTTATCACACTCAAGGATTCTTTGCAATTGCTTGCAAAAGACCTATACTGCCCTTGGCGGAATTTTCCGTGTGAATCAGTGTTCAACAGCAGCACTGACTTTTAGTCAAGGAGTGACTTATGCTACAGACTTTATCTGACTATCAGGGCGAAATAAAAAGACCAACAAGCGAAGAAACTGACTCTCTACCTGAGTTCCTACGGGTTGGAAAACTTCTATACACCATACGAGAATCCTTCGGTACTAAAGAGCTGGACAACGCGATCCAAGACACAGGGCTAAAGCGCAAGGGCCGCTACTGGTTGGCAATCTACGAGTTCCACCTACTCCATAACCTAGACCGTGAATTACTGGCCGAGGTAGGGTGGACAAAGATAAAGCTCCTATTGGAGAACGGTCAACTTGAGGGCAAGAAAAGTGAGATCACTAGAGCCCTCAAGAATGCCCTGGATTACACGGTCCATGAGCTAGACGATCTAGTACGAAGGGATGCGCCTACTATCCCATTTCGGGCAGACTTGACTCGCAATGACATGCCGATATTGCGGGCAGCGTTGGAGGCTTTTGGTCTGAAGTACGGACCCCGAGGAATGCTCAACGCCCCCTTAGCCCTGATGAACATGGCGCGTTATGCTATGAAGCAACTAACGGCTGACAACCCGGCGAGAGCCTAAGATGCAACACGGGGCCTCGGCCCCGATTATTTTCAAAATAAATGCAATTGATTGCAAATAATGTTTGACAAATTATTCCTATTCGGTTAAAATTGAGACTTCAAGCAACCACCTAAGGAGTAGGACATGACAACAGCAGCAATCGGAAGAATGGAAGTAGTAACCCCTAAGAACGGCCGTACTTACACCGTGATCGAAGTACCAAGCGGCTCCAACCCCTCGCTTTTCTACCGCGTTGACGTGGTAAACGGTCGGTGCAGCTGCAAGGGCTGGACCATGCACGCCAACAAAGACGGCTCACGCAACACTTGCAAGCACCTTCGTCAACTCGGATTCCGCGACTAAATGAACCTACCTAAAAGTTCCAACATCCAGAGAGCCAAGGAGTTCGCTACCAAGGCCCACGGCACCCAAGTACGCAAGTACACGGGTGAGCCGTACATCAACCACCCGATTGAGGTAGCCACGCTCGTCGCTAGGTACGGTGCTACAGAAGATGTAGTCGTAGCCGCGCTACTGCATGACGTAGTGGAAGACACGGATGTCACCCTCGCGGAAATAGCCGAGGCGTTCGGGCAAAACGTCGCCTCCCTAGTGGAGCAGGTCACTGACGTGAGCATGTCTTCTACTGCCAACCGCGCTTCCCGCAAGGCCCTCGACAGAGCGCACCTAGCCAGGAGCAGCCATTATGCAGCCAGCATTAAGTTGGCCGATCTGATCAGTAACGCTAAGGATATTGGTATTGCCGACCCTAAGTTTGCCAAAGTCTATATGGCTGAAAAGAGGGCGTTGCTGGGGGTACTGACCCACGGCAATAAGGCCTTGCTAGACCTAGCCACCCGCACTTTGCTGGCCTATGAGAAACAGGTAGCTGAAGAAGAACGGGCATCAAAGGAGAAAGTATGACCACCATCAAACAGTTCGGTTTCAAGTTCGTACAACCGCCAGAAGGCGCTGTCGTTCTGGACTGCCGCGTAATAAAGAACCCGTTCAGTCGCGGTATTGCCGACCAAGTTCTACTTGAGCGTGTACGCAACAGCCCAGGCTATGCGGAGGTCATCAACCAGGGGCTGCAATTGATTGCAAAAAATAAGGAAGTATGGGTAGGCTGCCTTTACGGCCGTCACCGTTCAGCGGCCGTCGCACAAGAACTTGCGGCAGCTACAGGCGCAATTATTCAGAGAGTGAGGGACTAATGATCAGCGTAACAAACATCGACTGGAAGCTACTGCGAGTGCAGAAAGCTGCTTTACTAGATTTGGCTTTGAGCGGACGTGTGTCGGAAACCGAGATGGAGCTACTGACTGGAGTCTTACACCTGCTCGACTACATTCAGGATGAAGCTGCGGCCAACTCTGAAATCGGTATCAAACAAGTGTTCGGGGAAAGCCCTGACCAGCCTATTGACGCATTAGAATTGCAATCAATTGCATAACGACGACCATGACAGACGCAGTTCATCACCCCAAGCATTACACCAGCCATCCTTCTGGTATAGAAACAATAGAGATTACCCGACACTTGCCGTTCGACCACGGGTGCGTATTCAAGTACGTTATGCGTCGTGAGGGCAAAGAGCATGTACGCAGCCTGAAGTCCGCACTGTGGTACTTGGAAGACTTGTATCGCCAGCCCGCACTCAAGGCCGACTACCGTGTAGTAAAGAACTTAGCGGATTTGTTCGACCAGATCATTCAGGCAGAGACTAACCAAAACGCCAAGAAGTTCTACCGTGCGTTCCATAGCCTGCTACTCAATCAGTGTGAGTCCGCCTACAAGCGTACTAAAGAAGCACTCGAGAATCTCTTGTCCGAGGCAGTGCAATCAATTGCAGAACCGCAACAAAGCCAGTGGCGAGCAGCTGCATGAAGACACTAGACATAGACGAGGCGGCAGCACTACTGAAGATGCACCGCAGCACCTTGCAGTCTATGGCTAAGGCGGGGTCAATTCCAGCAGCAAAGCCTGGGAAACGGTGGGTATTTATTGAGTCCGATCTTCTGCTATGGTTGCAATCCCGCTACCAAGCAGCAGCACTATGCTCATTAAGCCCAAAGACTCACCCTTCTGGTACTGCGACATCGAACACAAAGGTCGCAGGATTAGACGATCTTCTAAAACCAGCGACAAAAAGAAAGCCCAAGAGTGGCACGACGCACTTGCACATAGTCTCTGGCGCAACGCCCAGCTCGGGGAAACCCTCCCCGAGCCAGAAGTGGCTCCAAAAACTTGGCTCGATGCAGCACTGAAATGGTCTGCCGCCAAGTCCCGCAAAGGTAAAGAGCGCAGTGAGAGTG